GGGATGCCGGCGGCAAGTTCACCAAGAAAGAAAAAAGCGACGAGGGCGCAACGATCCCGAAGAGCCGCTTCGACTCCGCAGTAATGAAAGAGCGCGAACGCGCTGAGACGGCCGAGCGCCGTCTGGCCGAAGTAGAGCGCCAGCAGGGCCAGATCAACCGTAACATGGACTTCGACAAGGCATTCGACGAGGTCAAAAACCTGCGTGCCCTCGAACGCAAGGCAATGATCCAGGGCGACGACGAGAAGGCCGCACAGCTGTCTGAGCAGGCCGATCGTCTGAACTTCCAGCTCGCCACCGCCCGTGCCGGCGACATCTCTGCCGCCACCCGGGAACAGACGCTGGAACAGATGCGTATGGACCTCGCCGTAGAGAACATCGAGAGCACCTACCCGGCGCTGGACGAGAACTCAGAAGAGTTCGACCAAGACGTCACCGACGACGTACTGGACAAGCAGCGCGGCTATATCGAGCGCGAGCGCCTGTCGCCGTCCAAGGCCCTGATGAAGGCAGTCAAGTACGTGATGGGCCGCTTGGCGCAAGAACCGGTCACCGAGACCGGTAAGACAGGTCTCTCAAACGCTGCCAAGGGCGTCGACCGCAAGACCGCCGCCGTAGCTAAGAACCTCGACGCAGCGCGCCGCCAGCCGGCAGGCAGCAAGTCCCTCGGCGCGGACAGTGACAAGTTCGGCCAGAACGCCCCTATCCCGTCGGCCGACGAGATGACGTACGACGAGTTCGCGGCTCTGCCAGAGTCTGTGAAGGCGAAAATGCGCGGGGACTTGGTATGAACTTCGGCAAAGCACTCAAAGCCCTGAAAGCAGGGCAAAAGGTAAGTCGCTCTGGTTGGAACGGCGTCGGTCTGTGGTTGGAGCTTCAAGTTCCAGACGCTCACAGCAAGATGACCCTGCCGTATATTTTTATGAGCTACCCCGAAACGGCGAAGACTACTCCCGGCGCTCGCGTACCGTGGCTGGCCTCACAGACCGACCTGCTGGCCGAAGACTGGGAGATAGTGCTATGAGAACCTCCATCGACAAGCCGTACATCGTCTCCCGCATGAAGGACGTCGACTACCTAGTGATGAAGGACGGTCGCACGACTATCTGCACCATCACGATGGTCAACGGTTTTACGGTCAACGGCTTCTCAGCATGTGTCGACATCAATAACTTCGATCAAGCGCTGGGTCGTAATTACAGCTACGAAGACGCGTTCAACAAGTTGTGGCCGCTGGAAGGTTATTTATTGGCCGAACGCATAAAGCAGGTTGAACTCTCTTACGCAGTCTGATAGAGTGCTACCCATGAACGGCGACAAGGCATCGGACACAATCCGGGCCGTGGAAACGGGAAACCTCCCACCGCCGTTCTAACATCCCTGACTGGCGGATCATAGCCAGTCATCCGTTTCCTGCGACGACACAGCAGGCGGTTCGGCTCCGTATCAGTCGTACTTCGCAATTTCACCAGCGACACAGGTGGACGCAAGCACAGCGACATGTGTGGGATGAGTCCTATGGACTCTGAAGCGAATTACGACAACCCAAGGAGAACCGCCAAATGTCGTATACCAATTTTAGTGCCCTGACCTCAGAGCAAAAAACCGTCTGGTCCAAAGACCTTTGGACCCAAGCCCGTAACACCTCTTTCCTGAATAACTTCCTCGGCAAAGACTCCAATTCCATGATTCAGCACGTCACCGAGCTGAAGCAATCGGAAAAGGGCGCCCGCGCTGTTATCACCCTGCTGACCGACCTCGAAGGCGACGGTATTGCTGGTGACCGCACCTTGGAAGGTAACGAAGAAGCGATGAAGTCGTTCGATCAGGTAATCCAGATCGACCAACTCCGCCACGCCAACCGTCACGAAGGCCGTATGGCCGACCAGAAGTCAGTCGTTTCTTTCCGTGGTGAATCCCGCGACAAGCTGGCCTACTGGCTCGGCGACCGTATCGACCAGATGGGCTTCCTGTCTTTGGCCGGTATGCAGTACACCACCAAGAACTCTGGTGGCACCCGCGTCGGTTCTGACCTGCCGTACCTCGAGTTTGCCCCTACCGCTCTTGATGCACCGTCTGCTAAGCGCATCCTGACCTGGGACCAAGCTACGAAGACCCTGAAAGAGCCGGGCGCAAAAACCAACAGCACCATCGTCGGCGGCGCAATCGGTACTGGTGACTACCCGACCTGGAATGCTTTCGTCCAGCTCAAAGCCATTGCCAAGGATTATTACATCCGTGGTGTGCGCGAAAACGGCGGCGAAGAAGTCTTCCACGTCTTCCTGTCCCCACAAGCCTTCGCCAAGCTCAAGCTTGACAACGACTACATGCTGAACTTGCGTCACGCCCAACCGCGTGGTGACAAGAACCCGCTGTTCGCATCGGGCACCGTGAAGATCGACGGCATGTACTTCCACGAGTTCCGCCACGTACCGAACACCCGCACGGCAGCCTCCGGCTCCAAGTGGGGCGCAGCAGGTGCAGTCGACGGTTGCCGCGTGTTGTTCTGCGGTGCACAGGCTCTGGGCTTCGCCGACATCGGCAATCCTGAGTGGAACGAGAAGGGCTTCGACTACGACAACCAGCAGGGTATCTCTACCGGCAAGATCGTGGGCTTCAAGAAGCCGAAGTTCTACAGCCAATACTCTGGCGGCACCACTGAAGACTTCGGCCTCATCGCTGTCGACTTCGCTCAATAAGGAGTCATAGCAATGAAAAAGCAAGCAACCCGCTCCGCTCAGTTCCTGATGGCCGCTGAGTTCGTTCTTAACTTCAACGAATGGGTCGTTGACTCAGTCGATGGCATTAAGAAGACCTTCGGCGCCGCAGTGGCTAACTCGACCGACCCAGTCGAGCCGAACCTGACCGCCGGCACCGGCGTTGTCTTCGACGCGATCAACATGCCCAAGGGCGCGATCATCGTCGGCGGCGAGCTGATTGTCGAAACCGCGTTTGTCGGTATTGGCGCAGGCGCTACGTTGAACGTCGGCATCGCCGGCGACACCGCTGCGCTCGTGTCGGCATACGACCTCGACGCGGCTGTGGCCAACGCCCGCACTGCTCTGTTGCTTACCAAAGCAATGCTGAGCAATGGTGGCCAGAACCTCCGTATCACTACGGCAGGACTGACCGCTACGGCTACCGCCGGCAAGGTTCGCCTCCGTGTTCAATACACGGTGGACGAGCGCGCCAACGAAGCTGTACCGGCCTAAGTAGTATCGAGTGAGGCCGGATTCCCGGCCTCACTTTTAACCCTCTGGAGATTCCTGAAATGTCCGAATTTGTTCTGAACCGGAACCACACCCACCGCTCTGGCACTGGCCACATGATCCGTTTTGAAAAAGACGTCCCGACCTATGTCCCTCCTGAGTGCCGCAAGGAAGTTCTGATGTTTGGCGCAGTAGCGATGGATGGCAACAACGACATCCTCGACCCCGAATTACAAGAAGTGCCCGAACTGTCTCTGGACGAGCGCAACGAACAGATGATCGCCGCTTTCAAGGTGCTCCAGGCGCGCAACAGCCGCGACGACTTCACCGGTCAGGGCGTACCTTCGGTGCCGGCACTGAAGAAGATCGTCGACTTCACCCTTGACCGCAAGGAAGTCGAAGTTCTGTGGCGCGAGTACATCGAAGAGCAGAACACCTAAGCCATGAACGTCCGCGAGCTATACGACCAGTTTCGTGACGACATGGTGGATACGGTCAAGCCGTATCTCTGGTCTGATCGCGAGGTCTTCCGATACATGGATGACGCGTACTCTATGTTCGTGCGGCTCACGGGCGGGATTGCCGATGATTCCTCAGACGCTACCCGGGCAGAAATTGTCACGGGCGAATCCGCCGGGGTGCTCGACAAGAGCATCCTGCGGGTCATGTCAGCACGCCGGGTATCAGACTCCGGCAAGATCAACGTAATAAACCAGTTCGACACTGCCCAGCAGCGCGACCACGACTACAACCGAGACATCGGCATGTATGACGACAATACCCCCGGCGTAGTGCGCTACATGACTATTGGCCGGCAACGCGGATCGTGCGTGTGGGTGCAAGTACCGACGTTCGACGATGTGGCGCAGATGAGCGTCTATCGCCTACCGACAACGAAGATCGACGGGAAAGACGCGTCCTTCGAGTTCGAGGGGGTGGAGGCAGAACATCACACCTCCCTCTGTATGTGGATGCGTCACCTCGGTTACACGAAGGCAGACGCAGAGACCTTCGACAAGGGACGGGCAGACGCCTTCGCTGCGTCCTTCAAAGAATACTGCTCCTTCTCCAAAGCGGAGTGGGAGCGTTACAAGCACAAGAACCGCGCTGTCGCATACGGGGGGCTGTGATGAAAACCTGCCTAAAAGTACAAGTCGGGTGGTTCAGATTTAAGCGCCGGCTACATTATCTTGTGATGGGGTCGGATATGAACGCCCTGCGCTTGATGCTCGCGCTCGGTACGATAGCCACCGGATTGCAGTTTGCAATCTGGCCTGTCGATGTATTCCCGACTGCGGCGCAGATTGCCAACGGCGGCGGGCGTCACACCTACGTTCTCATGGCGCAGATCGCTCCTGAATGGGCGTGGGGATGGGCCTTCACCGCGCAGGGCGTGTTAATGCTGCATTCGTTATTCTTTGGCGTGTTCAACAAGCTGCGCCTATGGATGGACGCGGCGCTTGGCGCGCTACTCTGGAATACCGCTGTGCTGTGCTGCTACTTCGCCTACTGGCCTGGCGACGGAAATATAGCACTGTGGCGCATCCCTAAGATTATGGGCATGGAGTGGATTGCTGCTCTGACAACGCTCGTTGTCCTCTATCGCTATTCCATCCCTGAGAAAAACAAAAATGGCCGCTGAATTCGATCCTTCTGGAGTTGGCGGGTACATCGGCACGGCGGTTAGTTCGCTGATCGTCGCCGTGCTTGGCACGCGAGAGTACATGAGCCGGAAGAAGGTCGGCGACGCTGCTGACAATTCGGCCGTCAATACCTACCAAAGCGGCGACAAGGTACTCGATAGCTTGGTCAAGGAAGTTACCCGCCTAACTGCCGAGGTGGCGAAGATGCGCACCGAACTCGACGAGATGAAGGACAAGGAAGCGCAAGCCAAGATTCTGGCAATCGACTGTTACGCGATTGCCAGCGAGTGTGACTGCGAGCATGAACGCAGGGCCGAGCTGCTTGAAAAGCTGCTGCGAATTATTAAGGGCGAATGATGAAAGTCACAGTAATCCGCGAAACCAACCAGATGCGCGAAGGGGCCGAGACCTTCGTCATGTCTCAGGTCTACATCAACGGACTGAAGTTCTGCGAGTGCGTTGAAGACATGGATCGTCGGCTCGAGATTTATGGCCAGTCCTACAAGGTCAAGAAGCAGACCGCCGTCCCCCGTGGCACTTACGCGCTCGGGCTGTCGTTCTCGCATCGCTTCCAGAAGGTCCTCCCGATCCTGTCAAACGTCCTGTACTTCGAGGGTGTGCGAATCCACGGCGGAAACAAAGCCGAGGACTCGGAGGGCTGTTTGATTTTCGGCAAGCTCCGCACGCTAACCGGGGTGAGTGGCTGCGCCAACGTCATGGCGGTCCTAATGGCCCGCATAGAAGCCGCCGAAGAAGCCGGCGAACCTTGCACGATCGAAATCAAATGATCCCCGTTACTTGGTACGCCATTGCCGCGCTCGTTATCAGCAACTTGGTTACTGCTGCGATGTGGCGTAGCGCAGCCCACGACATGCAACTGGTCGAGGCACGTAGCGAAGTCGCTGCCGAAATCTCGAAGCGGGTAATCGCCGAACAGAAGCAAATCACCGAGGACACGACAAATGCGTGGAAATCTGCTCTTGATGTTACCCGTGCTGATTGGGCTAAGCGCCTGCGGCTCGCTAACGTACAACCGATGCCCGGAATTTCCGGCCCCGCCGGTGGAGCTGATGGCCTCCCCGCCGACGCTCTGGCTATTGCAGCCCAGTGCGCCGAAACAACCCTGATGCTGCGCTCACTCCAAGACTGGGCCGAAAAGCAGGGGCGGGTTCAATGATGCGCAAAGGAAGCGAACAACATGGCTGATAAAGACCTGGACATTAAGCAGGGCAAAACCCTGTCTCTAATCCTCCGCTGGGAGAGCGAGCCGATCAAGTACAAGCTGATAACCGGCGTGTCACAGACCGCGCCCGTTCGCATTACGGTTATCGGCCACGGAATCCCTGACGGATGGCGCTGTGCTATTACGAACGTCAAGGGGATGACCGAGTTAAACGCCGAGGCCAACGCGGTCAAGGACGACGATTACAAACCGATCACAGTGGTCGACGTCGATCATATCGAGATCAACGAGATCAACGCTGCCGGGTTCAAGCCGTACCTGTCTGGCGGGTATGTGCAATTCAATTCGCCGGTTGATCTGACTGGCTACGTTGCTCGGATGCAGATCAAGGACAAGGTGGGCGGCGCGGTGCTGGCGTCGAGCCTGGTCGGTGATGCGCCGCTGAACATCGTCACGCTGACCGTCGACAACGTGGCAAAGACAATATTGCTGGCAATCAGCGCCACCGCCACCGCAGCTATCGCGTGGAAAAAAGGGTTCTACGAAATCGAGATGGTCAGCCCGACCGGCGTGGTCACGGCGATTCTTTCGGGCGTAGTGAATGTAACCAAAGAGGTTACGACTTGAACCACGCATTAAATCAAATTCACAAGGGGTAAGACATGGCTCTCCAATATTCTATCGACATCAATCAGGCGCGACTCGACGCAATCGAATCAGTTGCCGGCGCATCGCCTACGCTGCAAATTTTCTCTGGCGCGGCGGCTCCTAACTGCGCATCAGCCAACACAGGGACTTTGCTCTGCACGATTAACCTACCCTCCGACTGGATGGTAGCGGCAACGGCGGCGTCGCCCTCGGTTAAGTCAATGCTCGGCACATGGTCAAACAACGCATCAGGCGGTGCTGCTGCGACGCCGACGCACTTCCGCATCTGGAACAGTGGCGCGACGGCCTGCAAACTACAAGGCACGGCGGGTATCGGCTCCGGCGACCTTCAGGTAAACGGCACGATTACCAGCGGCCAAACGGTCAATGTAACTTCGTTCGCTATCACTGGCGCGAATAGCTAACCATGCTACTGCTCAACTCAACCGCTGATGTAGTTCGCCTCGTAACCAGTGCTGCGGCAAACTCCATCGACGTTCACGCGTCGTGGATGGATACCAACGGCACTACGGTCACGCCGGGTCGTCAGAATACGATCATCACTACGGCGACGACCACGACGGTCGTTCCTTCCCCCGGCTCTGGTGTAACTCGCAACCTCAAGGGTC